AAAAGTAATGGCCTTATCCGGCAATCAAAGCGCGGAAATAATACACTTGCCCTGACTCATAAGGGCCGAAAAGCAAAGATATGAACCCTGAATGGAGACGTATTGCCGGGATACATGTCCAGGAGGAAGGCCAGATCGGATCTGTCTGGATGGCGCACGACAAAAGCACAGATACTATTCATCTCTATGATGCTTGCATCTTCCGTCAGGAAGTTCTAGCCATCATAGGAGAGGGATTGAACGCTCGTGGGCGCTGGATACCCATAGCCTGGCAGGAAAAGGCCAAGGATATGGCTGACAAGCTCCTTGAGAGAGGCTGTAATATGCTGCCCGATCCGAGTAAGGATACGGAATCTGTCGCGGAAGTTACCTCCCGGGAAATCTGGGAGCGCATGAGGACCGGGCGTTTCAAGGTAGATAAGCGTCTCGCGGAATGGTTGGACGAATATAAGACATTTTATCGCGAGGAATCGAAAGTTCCCCAGGGATCACATCCGCTTATGTCAGCAACAAGACACGCAATTTCACAAATGGATTACGCAAAAAGGCAGGGCATGAGAAGAAAAACACTTAATCACCCAAGAGTTAGCATTCTATGAAGTTGAGCGATGAAGAACTGCTATCCATTGTCGATGCGGAATTTACGTCCGCAATGGGTACTTCAGGCGGTCAAATTTCTATAGAGCGCGCTAAAGCCTACGATTTTTACTTGTCGAAGAAATTCGGCAATGAGATTGATGGGCAAAGTCAGGTTGTGACCTCTGATGTGGCGGATGTGGTTGATGGGTTAATGCCATCCCTTCTGAGGATATTTACCACGGCGGAGAATCTGGTTAATTTCGATCCGGTCGATCCCGAGGATATGGAGGCTGCGCAGCAGGAGTCCGATTATGTTAATTACGTCTTTTTCAAACAAAATCCGGCTTTCATTATCCTGTATAACTGGTTTTTCGATGCCATGGTCCAGAAAAACGGTATTGTAAAGGCATGGTGGGATGATTCAGAGGTTATTACCACTGAGTCTTATCAGGGTTTGACAGAAAATGAACTATTCAAGCTTCTTGAGGATGATGAATTAGAACCTGTTGAGAGATCGGAGAAGCAAATACAGACGGTTAATGAGCAAACCGGCCAGATTATTGAGGATACGGTCCATGATATTGTATTTCGCCGTGTTTCAAAGCGTGGAAAAGCAAGAGTAGACAACGTACCGCCCGAAGAATACAGAATATCTTCAGATTCAAGGGCGCTTGATCCATCGGATGCAAGAATGGTCGGACAAGAGCGATATATTACGCGCTCTGAACTTATTTCCATGGGCTTTGATAAAAATATCGTTGAGGATCTGCCCGCAGACAGCATTAATATTTTCAGGAACGAAGAAAGCATCGCGAGACGTGATAAGACTGATGAATCTCGTCAGACTGCAACAAATGACCATTCTCAGGAAGAGATTAGACTCCGCGAAGCCTATATCATGATCGATTATGAAAAAGATGGAAGGGCAGAGTTACGACAGGTTTTTACCGCCGGGAACCAGGTGCTGTCAAATGAGCCGGTAGATCGCCAGCCTTTTCATGTTATTTCGCCACAGCCGCTTCCTCATAAGCATTTCGGCAGAGCATGGGCTGAGAAAGTAATGAATATCCAGGAGGTAAGCTCTACTCTACTTAGACAGACATTAGACAACCTCTATCATACCAATAACCCTGGTCATGCCGTATGGGAGATGGCATTAGGGGATAATACAATGGACGACTTGCTCACGACCCGTGTGGGCCGTGTGGCGCGATTTACCCGCCCCGTAAGCGAATCATGGGCTCCTATATCTGTTCCCTTTACCGCACGAGATACCTTTCCGATGCTGGAATATCAGGAGAAGCTCAAGCGCGATCGGACTGGGATCAATGCAGATTCTGAGGGGCTTTCCCCCGAGGCACTGAAGAATATTCAGAGTTCGGTACTTGTGCAGGCGAACGATCTGTCAAAAATGAAGCAGGAGGCGGTTGCCAGAATATTCACCGAGACAGGCATTAAGTCTTTATTCCTGCATATTCATGAATTAGTCTTAAAACATCAACAGAAAGATCATGTTGTGCAGTTACGTAACAAATGGGTTACGGTGAATCCCCAGTCCTGGCGTACACGTTATGATATGACTGTCAATATCGGACTGGGTATAGGTACGCGGGAACAAAATCTATTGCACCTGAATGCAATTTGGGAGAAGCAGGCCGCAGCGATTCAGATGGGTGGTCTTGGCAGTATTGTGACAGGAGAACATCTGTTCAATACTGCCTCGCAGATCGTTAAAAACGCGAACCTGAAAAACCCAGAACTCTATTTCAGCCCCGGGAAGTTGAATGCACAGTCTGATGAACAACAGAAGCTTGCGCAGGAACAATTACAAGTACAATCACGTCAACAGGAATTGGATGCGCAAAAACAGAAACTCGATCAGGAAAAAGCCGCGTTAGAACATCAGAGAAAAATGCAAGAACTGGAGATAAAGAGCGAGAAGGAGAAGAATGACTTCATGATCAAGCTCGAAGAAGTAACGAACAAACTGACTGAGTTGGAATTAAAATATGGACAAAATGTTCCTGGGAGTCTTGTCTGATGGATGAATTTAAATTACGTAAACAGAGCAGCAGATCCGAACAGGCCAAAAGACTGCTAGAAAACGAACTATTCAAAGAAGCCTTCATAGCACAGCGGGACTTGATACTTGAAATATGGGAGAAGAGTGAAAAAGAACCGCAGGAATTCAGGGAAAGGCTCTGGTATCAATATCAGGGATTGCTCGGTGCAAAAGAACATCTTGAGCATGTTATACGTACTGGAAAGGATGCAGATAAAAAGCTAATGGAGCAATTCGGAAAACCATCATTATCTAAACGCACACTGTAAAACCAACAGGAGATAACAATGTCAGACGCTCCAACCACAGAGCATAAAGAGGATAAATCCCTTTCGTTGTTAGCCAGCGAGAAGTTTGGAACAGATTATCATGGTCAGGTAGAAGATCCAGAAAATCAGGAAGCCGGCGAAGAAATAGTAGAGGAAGAAGCCGAGAATATAGATCCATCCCAGGATACTGAATCCCAAGAGGAATCTTCTGCAGAACCAACAGATGAGACTCAGGAGTACCAGGAGTATGAGATTTCGCATATTGCCCAACTTCTCGATATTGATGAATCACAGCTTGATGTTAACGATGAAGGGAAAGTTATATTAAAGGGAAAGGTTAATGGTGAAGCCATACAGGCCAATGTGAAAGATCTGATTAACAATTATCAGATGTATCAGGCAGCAGATAAGCGCCTTGAAGAGGCTAAGACCCGATCAAAGACGCAACTCCAGGAACTTTCCGAAAAGAACGAGCACTTGCAGGAGCAATTTGCTACGGCAGGAAAATTGATCGAAAAAGCCGAATCGCTGCTTGAGCGTGATTCAAATGCGATTGACTGGCAAGTGTTAAGAGAGGATGATCCGGCAGAATATTCGGCCAAGAAGGCGGAATTTGCTGAAAGAAAAGAGGAAATACAGAAACTCAAACAGGAGGCATCCCGAGAGTATCAGGATTACCGCCAACAGCAACAAAGTTCCATGCAGCCAAGCGGTGAAGTCTTGCAGGAGGAGCGCGAGAAATTGGTTGAAGCGCTTCCTGAATGGGGAGATCCGGATAAGGCTAAGGAAGATGATGAGAAAATCACTAAAGACTTGTTAAACCGAGGGTTTTCAATAGAAGATATCAGGAATGTATATGATCACAAACTGGTAATATTGGCCAGAGATGCTATGCTTTATCGTCAATCTCAGTCATCCAATGATGTGGCGAAAAAGAAGGTAGCAAAGGTGCCGAAGGTCATGAAGCCGGGAGCGCCAAAATCTCATGAGCAGGCAAATAAAGAGAAACTGGAAAAACAGAGAAAACAGTTGAAGCAAAGCGGAAATATCGATGACGCCTTTGCTTTGCTGAAAGCACGTAGAGATTAGGGATTCATCCCTGAATAAAGCGCCACCATCAGGTGCTTGTTTTAAGCAGTACGAGCAACAGACCCACCCCGTCGAAGCTCCATTCGATGGCAGGAAATACCATCCTCCGTCAAGGCAATAATTCAATTTATCCTTAACTGGAGGATTTATCATGGGACAAGTAACAGGTACCTTTGCCACTAATGATATGGTTGGCATACGAGAAGATTTGGCGGATGTCATTTATGATATCTCGCCCTTTGACGTTCCTTATTTGAGTAGCGTTCCTCATGTAGAGGCGACAAACGTCACCCACGAGTGGCAGAGCGACTCTCTTGCATCTGCGGCCAATAACGCCGCAATTGAGGGAGCGGACGCGCCGCAGAACTCCGCAAGCGCCACTACCCGCCTGAATAACAAGACGCAGATTTCTACCAAGGATGCTCGCGTAACAGGAACGGGGCGTTCCGTGGATACAGCAGGACGTTCTGATGAGCTTGATTATCAGATCTTGAAACGTGGACGTGAACTGAAACGTGACATGGAAACCGCCCTTTTGTCGAATAAGGCGAAGGTCACGGGAAACGATACCCTGGCGCGGGAACTGGCCGGCATTGTGTCCTGGATCAAGACAAATGAATCGGCGTCAGGCACGGCCCCCGCTACTGCGGATGGCGCGGCTACCCGCACCGATGGCACGCAGCGGGCCTTCACCGAGGATATGCTGAAGGCAGTCCTGAAGGATTGCTTCGATGAGGGTGGAACGCCTGATGTGCTGATGGTTGGTCCATTCAACCGGCAGCAGGTATCCGGTTTCACGGGCGGATCGACCTCGATGCAGAAGGCCGAGGATATGACGCTTCACGCCACATTCAACGTATATGGGTCTGATTTCGGAGAACTTCGCGTGATACCCAACCGCTTTCAGCGGGCCAGGGACGCGCTGGTGCTCCAGATGGATATGTGGGCTGTTGCCTTCCTTCCCGGGAGGAACATGATCACGTTCGATATCGCCAAAACAGGCGACTCGGACGCCCGCCAGGTTCTGTCTGAGTACACTCTTGAATCGCGCAACGAGAAAGCTTCAGGTATCGTTGCAGATCTGACCACTTCGTGATCCACGTTCCCCGGTGGGCAATCGCCTGCCGGGGAATTTTTTAGGAGAAAGATAATGGGTTACAATCTCAAACAAAATGCAGATGGTTCTACGTCGCTGGTCAATAATGACTCAAGTGATGGAATCAAATTAATGCCTGTTCCACAGATGTCTGCCGGTGCCGGAGTTACTGGTGGAACGGGAACAATTTATCGTTCGAGTGTCAATAAGGTTGGCGGGATTATTCAGACAAAAATCTTGATTGATCTGACCGGCCTCGACAGCACTGCTACGCTGAGCGATATTATAGGTGTAGACAGCACTACAGATCCCTGTCATTTCGGACAAGTTCCTTCTGATATCGGCACCGTATTATCCGGAAGAGTAATCTGTCTGGAAGCACCAGCAGGCGGAGAGGTGGATATTGATATGTACGCAGCTGATGAGGGAACTGGTGTTACTGATGGACTTGTTACATCCCTGACAGAGACAAAATTACTGGATGCGGCGGCTGACTGGACGGCTGGAGCCATAAAGGTACTGACTGCCTTTCCTTCCGCGAGTCAATATCTCTACCTTACCACAGGCACGTCTTCAACGCCTACGGCGGGGACGTATACGGCCGGAAAGTTCCTGATCGAGATGGAAAGCTACGAATGAACGTCATCACGACCAAGGCTTCAGACTGGACGGATACCGATAGCCAGGTTAATTCTGTATCGACTGCTACCAGAGCCGCGCCCTCAGAGGGGCTGAAGCATTATATTACTCATGTTGCGGGCGGATATAGCTCAACAGTTTCCGGCGCGACTCTTATCCTGAAGGAGGGAACGACAGAGAAAATGCGCTGGCGGGTATTTGACTCGCTGGCCATTTCCTTTGATTCCCCGATTCAACTTTCTCCAGGAACTGTAGCCAATTTGGTGCTTGAGGCGTCAGGTGGGGCAGGCAATAGCGGCGATGTATCCATGTCTGGATATACCTTATGAAACTGCTCGGCAAAGAACAAGTCGGAAATCGGGTATATAAGTATTGGAAGCATATAGGGGATGACGGAAGGGATAAACTGACAGTAGAGACAAGTGAGCGTGTCGATCCGATTTTTGATGCGGTTAAATATGCTTCTCAAACCCAGACCTCAAAGTCATTTTTTCGATATAAGGCATCCATACCAGGAACCTTGATTGAAGATATCGCAAAGATTAATGCCAAGCTTTGGGACGTGACGGTAAGGGATGCCTTTTCGGAGCTTGTCGCCGCCCGCACCGACAGGGCGAAGCGAGTAATGAAGATGCTTACCGAGGGAAGAGATTATAGCAAGCTTCAGGCTAAATCCTATTAGGGGCCATTTCTGACTAAGATTGCTATTGTTGGTCTATCTTCATCAACGCACCATCTTGTGCCATGGACAGACCCTGAATGGCAAATCTGGGGCTTACCATGGGACGAGGAAGGATGGCCGCGCATGGATCGCTATTTTGAGATGCATGACCGGGGATTACTTGAGATGAAAGGCTCCGGTAGAAATAATTCATATTGGGAAAGATTAAAAGAGATAACACGACCGATTTATATGCAACATCATTGGCCTGACATCCCCGCTTCCGTTCCTTACCCAATAGAGGAACTGAAGAAAACTGTATTCAGAAATTTCCACAGAGCTAAATGGGACGACCAAGAGGATTGGTACAACTCAAGCCCAGCCTATTTGATGGCTTTAGCTATTCACGAAGGAGCGGAGACTATTGGATTGTGGGCAATAGATGTACTGGATGAGAGTGAATTTAACTATGAGTCCAATTGTCTTGATTATTTGATCGGGTATGCGGAAGGGAGGGGAATAGAAGTGGTTACTCCTCAAGGCCCGACCGCATTGGGTAAATTTAGAGGAAGCGGGATAAAGCTTGGTTCTCTTTCTCCTTCATACAACAAGAGATACGGTTACTTATGAGTCTCGATAGTTATACAAATCTAAAGATAGAGATTGCCGATCACTTAGACAGAGACAACGACTCAACCATTGATACGTTTATTGATCTGGCAGAAGCAAGGCATAAGCGAGAGGTTAGAATACGCGAAATGCTAGCGCGCTCTACATTAGATATAAGCACTCGTTATGTTACCTTGCCGGATGATTTTCTGGAAATGAAAGGGATGCGGTTATTAACAGATCCG